GCTCAGTGCCCGCCCGCCCACCACATAAGCCAAACCCATACAAGACCAAGTTAAGCCATCGCTCCTTCGTCGCTCCCCACGCCCTCGCTCCGCTTCGCTACGCTCGGGCGCTACGCGCCCTATCAGCGTTACTCATCTATCTGTTAATAGCGATTGTTGGTGTTTTTGTTTTTTTTTTGTGTGTAGGATACGAGAGAATATTTTATGATACATAAGCCACCACATATATATTTAAATAAACCAACATCGTAAATTAATTATGAAATATAAAAGAACGCAAGGCAATAAACAAAACCTACGGCGATATTTCAGTGAGGTAAATAATAGTGAAAGGATTATAGTAAGTCCTGTAAATACAATTTATCCACGCGATAGCTTCCAAATTTTAAAGTGAGTTTGTTATTTCCACTTGGTTGTTCGTAGCAAATTAAACCCCGCGATATGTAAATGGATCGTTACATAACAACTCCTATATGTTAAACGATACACATAGTATAAATATTATGTTAGCATTTACTAAAAAGCTTGCTAAATGCCTTTAAAAGTGCATCCGAAGTAAGCTTCGCTAGTCAAAAGAGCGATGCAAAAGGGGCTTTTGCTAGCAAGAAGGTTTTGGGAGGGCTAAGGGAAAGGGTATGTATATCAAAAGGTTTAAATAGGAGGATAGATACATATACTTATGGTAAATTGGAATGAACAAAGAGATAAAGCTATAAGAATGATTTTAGCTTCATTAAAGGAAGCGAGTGATAGACAAATAGAAGTAGATGAAGAGAAGTTAATTAATGAAATTGCTTTAATGTATGGATTTAGTGATAAGAAAATTAAGAACTATATTGAGATGTTAATTAATTCTAAAAAAATTAAAAGGTTAGATAGTGGTTATCTATGGGCGGAGTAAATGACAAAGAAAAAATCAAACTTATTGAAAGAAGATTTGAAATCATCATCAGATTACTTAGGGAGTTTGACCAAAAAATCCAGCATTTCGTCAAAGGGGGAGAATTTATGGAATGTGAAAGATGTAGTGAGTTTTGCAGAGAGTAAATTAGATATTAAATTAGATCAATGGCAAAAAGATTATATTAATACCAAAGGGAATGTTTGTGTTCGTGCGGGGCGACAGAGTGGTAAATCTTTTGCACAATCATTAAGGATAGCACTTTTTGCACTATTAAACCCAAATACTCAAACATTAATTATAGGAGCAGTAGATCGGCAGAGTGTAGAACTATTTGAAAAGGTTAAAGCACATATCCAAGTTCTAGGAAAGCACACGATAAGAGGGCGCCCAACTTTACATAAAATTGAATTAAGTAATAAGTCAAAAATAATCGCTCTTCCAGCGGGAAGAACAGGATACGGATTAAGAAACTACACAATTCATAAATTAGTAGTAGATGAAGCCCACTATGTTCCCGAAGAAGTATATACAGCAGTTCGCCCTATGTTAGCAACAACGGGCGGGAGTATGGATCTATTATCAACACCAAGAGGAAGTTCGGGGTTTTTTTATGAATGTTTTAAAGATAAAGATTTTACTAAATTTCACACAACAAGCGAAGAATGTAAAAGAATAGATAAAGATTTTTTAAAGGGAGAAAAAAGGAGAATGACTAAACTACAATACGCCCAAGAATATTTAGCTATTTTCCTAGATAATCTACAAACCTTTTTCCCTGAAAAGTTGATTACATCTTGCACTCGCTCGGGCTCTCACACCCTCCTTTCATTTTCGCCCGAGCGAGAATATTACTTGGGAATTGATATAGCAAGATATGGGGGAGATGAAAATAGTTTTGTAATTGTAGAATTGATAGAGGATAAAGTGCATTGTTTATCCGTAGAAACTACGGAAAGAGTAAGTATAGCAGAAACAATAAGAAAAATAAAAGCACTAAATGAACAATGGAGATTTAATAAAATATACATAGACGACGGGGGAATGGGGGGAGCCGTGTTTGATGTAATGATAGAAGAGGGAGAAATGAAAAGAAAATTAATAGGTATTAATAACGCGAGTAGATCTATAAACGCAGATAAATCCAAAGGAAAGAAATTACTAAAAGAAGATTTATACGGAAACCTTAAACGCCTTATGGAGCAGAGATTAATAACACTCCCCAAAGATATGGATTTAAAGAGATCCCTAATGTCTATTCAATTTGAATATCCCGAAGAGGAAAACGCCCGACAGAATGTCCGTATTTACGGAAAATACTCACATATAACAGAGGGATTAATAAGAGCGTGTTGGAGTGTAAAAACGAAAGGTTTAAAGTTATATGTTTATTAAATTTTAAATGGTAAAAACTATACAAGAACTCAAAGAAGAAGAAGCGATTACAGATAAGGAAGAATTAGAACTAACTTTAAAAGAAAATTTAGTTAATGAATTAATAAAATTGAGGTTATTAAATGGCTGATACGGGAATATTCGCAACTACGGCAGAGGTGCAAAGAAAAGCGGGAGCTAATGCAAGCTCTACGGCAAATGTGGAAGCATACATAAATGATTTTATGACGCAAGCAGAAAGTAAGATTAATGTTTTATCTCAATTTAATTGGAGCGACGCATACAGCGGATTAAACGCAGATGTTAAAGCTATTCTAAAAGAAGCAGCGAGTAACCTCGCGGCTATGTATGTTATTCAATATGATCTAGACGCATTTCCAACACAAGCACAGGCGGAAACTATGTTAGATGTTTTGAAAGACGGGTTTAACCAAGCACTAGCTTTACTCAAAGATATAAAGAAGAGGGATTTTATGAATGGCGCGTGATTGGGTTAAGTTTCCTGAACTATGGAATAATGAGTTTGAATTTTATTATTTTGATAGTCCTCACAAACAAATAACAGAAGATTTTTTCGCAAAGGTAACGAGAGTAATAGACGGAGATACAATTATGTTAGAATGGGTAGAGAGGAATTTTGAATTTCCTTTACGAATGTTAGAGATCAACGCCCCCGAGATGTCGGAGGGAGGATTAGAAAGTAAGAAATGGCTTACTGAACAAGTGTTAGGAAAAGAAGTAGAGATAAAAATAAATCCCAAACAGAGAGTGGGAAAGTTCGGGAGATTATTGGGTTTTCTTTTTGCGGACGGAATTAATATGAATGAACAGAGTTTATCTTTTGGTTTTTCTCGTCCTTTTGGGCAAGATGTCGGGGAATTTCCAAGTTTAAATAAAGAACTAGCGAGGGCAGAGTTTTAATGGGAGTTCCAAGAACATATAGAAAAAGTAGAGAAGCTATCGCGAGTTTTGACGGGTTTGATTTAGCTTCGGGAGTTGGAATAAAAGTTTTTTATGCGGGAGATACTGAAAACGAACAGGTAATGTCCGATGTTTCTTTTTATAGTAAAAATATTTTTACATCAGGAAAAGGAACAACCACGACTTTAACAAAAAAATTAGATGTGGATTTTGATATAAAAATTAAAAATACTATGACAATCAACGGAACCTCTATCGTAAATTTACCTATGGCTTTTACTTTTCTGAATGGAGCTTTTGCGGGGCAAGCACAATTTTTCATTAAATTAAGAAAATATTCTGATACTACTGAAACAGATATAGCTTCCAATAATACCGAGCTTATTAGTGGGAATAATAATTCTTATTATAGAATGGGTGCATTTTATTTAGATATACCTCCAACAAAATTTAAGAAAGACGATTTATTGAGATTAACTGTTGAGGGTTGGGCGAAAATAAATACGTTGGGCAGTGGAGACGGAACAGAAATTAAGTTTGCTCACGATCCAAAAAACAGGACGGAGGGTTGGGATAGCGAGGGCGATGTTCCAAGTAGCTTAATAATACAAATGCCAATAAAAATACAAGTATAATGGGAGAATTAAATATGAACAACGCAGAGGCAAGCGATTTAAGTAACGCAGTTAAAGATTATTCTGTAAATCCCGAGAGCATAGACAACGCAACAGATCAAAAAGAAACAAGATACACAAATGCTAATTGGACACAACAATACGGATATTTCAAACAAATTGCAGAGTTAAACGCCTGTATAAACGCGAAAGCAACTTGGACAATAGGAAAAGGATTTAAGGCAGATCTAACAACCGAAGTTTTATTATTAAGTTTTAATGGTTTTGGGAAAGATACATTTAACACAATTCTAGAAAATATGATTAGAACATATTACATAGGGGGAGATAGTTATGCAGAAGTTATAAGAAATACAGACGGAAAAATAATTAATCTTAAACCATTAGATCCTCAAACAATAGTTATCATCGCGGGAAGAAACGGAGTGATTTTAAGATATGAACAAACATCAAGAATAAAAAAGAACAATAAGAAATTTCAACCTTACGAGGTATTTCATTTAGCAAGAAACAGAATAGCAGATCAAATACACGGGAGCTCTGTTATTGATAGTGTAGAAAATATTATACTAGCTCGTAATGAGGCGATAAGCGATTATAAGCAAATGATGCATCGGTATATGAAACCAAGATATATTTTTCATTTAGATACCGATGACACAGCGAAGATAGCAAGCTTTAAAACAAAAATGGATAAAGCTTATGCTGACGGGGAAAATATTTATATACCCAAAGACGCCGTAGTTCCTGAACAAATGTCTATTGCTCCAAACTCAACATTAGATCCGAAAGCGTGGATAGATCAACAGGGAGATTTCTTTTATGAAGCAGTTGGAGTTCCGCAAATAATTCTCGGGGGGAGTGGAGAATTTACGGAAGCAAGTGCAAAGATAGCATATTTGGCGTTCCAGCAAAATATTGAAGAAGAACAATTATTTATTGAGGAACAAGTAAAATTTCAATTAGGAATAGAAATAGAGTTAGAATTTCCAGCAAGTTTAGAAAATGAGATGTTAAGCGATAAAGCAAAAGACGGAACAGAGAATATACAACCAAACGAAACAACAGCGGGAGCGGGGCAATAATGGAACAAGAGTTTATAGGTTTAATAGGAAGTTTAGGATTTCCAATAGCAATAACAATATTTTTATTAATAGAAAGGGGGAAAACAATGAAAGAGTTAATTAGAGTAGTTCAAGATCTAACATTAGTAATTGAAAAGAAACTTAAATAATGGTAAGCGTAACTGTTTCAGATAATAAAAAAAAGAAGAAAGTGTATAAATTGATGAATGTTAGTCAATTAAACTTGGGAAAGAGGGGAGGAAGCGGAAGTGATAGGCAAGAACTCGCAGATGTTAGAGCAAGGAGAGCGGGATTAAAGACAGAATTATTAGAAGATGTTAAGGAAATGGATATAGGAAAATTTAGAAAAAGAAAGTTTGAAGAAGAAAAAAGATTAACACCCGAAGAACAAGAAAGAAAATTTATAGATATTGAAAAGGGAAAGATAACCGCAAAAAAAACGGCAGAAAAAGAATTAGCAGATGAGAAAAAAGCATTATTAGAGGGGGGAGATATAAGGGGAACACGTTTAGGAGCAGAAAAGGGAGGAAAGGGTTTAACAGAAGAACAATTAGCATTAATTGAAAGCAGAACAATTAACCAAGATTTGAGGCAATTAGGGGGGCAACCAAGCATAACTGATCAACCCAAAGGAGTTCAAGCATTACAAACAGGATTATTAGATATAGCAACAACAGGGGGATTAGGAAATTTAGCAAAGGGAGCATTTAAGATAAAATCTATGACGGACTATGCAAAAAGAAAGTTAGCAAAAGAAAAAGCGTTTGATCTAGCTAATAAAGAAGCATTAAAAAAGGCAGGAATTAAAAATAGCCAACATATAAAAGCATTGGAAAAATTATCTCAAACTTACGGAAGAACAATTAGATCATTAGATAAGGAGATGAGCAAGATTGTATCATCAGGGAAACTAAAAGAATTAGCGGGTTTTGGAAAGAAAGGGGTTAATTGGAAAGGTTGGGGTATTGGAACAGGAGTAGCGGGGGGAGCAACGATATTACAAGCAGACGCATATTTAGCTAATTGGTATGCGTTAGATAATGTAGTGGGAGGAACACTAATTAATAGTAATGATATGGTAAAGGATTTTAAATTTAATCCCGAAGAAGATCCGTCCGCAGCAATAGAAATATTACAAGAAGAACTAGATACAACAATAGCAATAGCAAGAGAAAAGATAATATCATCAACTCATTATAACCCTTTTGCGATGATACATAAAACAGTATTTTTAGCGGGAGTAAATAAAGATGTTGCACAGATAGAAAGAAATATAGCAAAATTAGAATTGTTAAGAGAGGGAAGACCCATAACCGATGTTTTCGCAGAAGAAGAACAACAGGCGAGGGAACAACAACCCATAGAAGAAACCACAGATTTATAAACCTTAATAAGTAAGTATTACAATGGAAGAAGAAAAAGAAACCACAGAAGAAGAGCCACAATCTAGCACTCTTATTGAGAACGCTACGAGAACGGCAGAAAGATTAGAGGAAGCAAACCAAAAGCAAGAGGAACTATTAAACAGACAAGAGGAGCTAATGGCTAGGCAACAACTAGGCGGGAAAGCAGACGCGGGGCAAGAGCCCGAGAAACCAGCAGAAGAAACACCCGAAGATTACGCTAAAAAGGTTATGTCTAACTCTTTATAATGGAAGAAGATATTGGTTTAAAAGTGGGAACAAAAGAAGAGAGTGCGTGGAACACTATTAAAGAAAGTGCAACAAAAGAGATAGAACAAGCACGGAGAATGATTATACTTAATGAAGTTATAATCAAAAAAGCAGAAGAAATTATTAAAATTGAGAAGAATAAGTAATCACCACTTTTTCGAAAGATTTATATATAGAGTTAATATCGTTTTATTATGGCTAACGAAGCAACATTAATTCACGAACTAGAATTACCTATACCATTTACTTGTGCAAACGCAACGGGAATAGCAAAAGGGGCACTTCTTAAACTAACTGATCCAATGACCGTAGCACTAGCAGACGGAGCGGCAGATGTCATAGCGGGAATAGCAGGAGCAGAGAAAATAGCAAGTGACGGAATTACGAAAATACCCGTTTATATGAGAGGAATTTTTAAAATGTTATCGGACGGAACCGTAGCAGTAGGAGCGGGAGTAATGGCGGACGGCACAAATCCAAACGAATTTATTACAGCAACCGCAGCAGCAGACGCAGCGGCAGTTTTTGGAATTGCACTAGAAACCGTTGCAGACGGAGAAACGGGAATGGTTTTAGTAAATGTAGGAATTGGGGGAAGTCCTGAAACTTAAAAATGGCTACCAGCGGAGAAAGCACAATACGGGGAATTGATATTGATAAGTTGGCGAAAGGATTTGCAGATGAAGCAAATGTTTTCAAAGGTATATGTTCTGTAAGTTCAACTTCGGCAAGAGAAATTCGTTGGTATAAAAAAACAAGTGGTTTTTTAGATAGTGTAGATACCACAGCAATAACAACTTCTCAAATAGCAAATACAGCGTTCGGAGCTCTTCCAACTGTTGTTGAGCAGAGTTGGACAAGGCAAACTTCTTACGTAAGAAAATACTTTGTTGAAAGTCCAACAATTTCTATGGAAGATATTAAAGATACTGATATAGATATTTTAGGAACTAACGTAAGAGATCTAGTAAGGGCAGTAGCAAGACAAGTAGATAAAAGAATTTATGATATAGCTTCGGCAAATACGGGAAATACCAATAACGCCACAGCCGTTTGGGACGTTTCAGCAAATGCAAAAATAATCAAAGATTTATTAATAGCAAAGAAAGATATTAGAATAGACGGATACGATCCAGAGGGAGCATATTTATTATTATCTCCATTAGACTATCAAAGTATGCTAACATATTTAATTGATGAAAAAGGAAGTTCTATCCCTAACTTTTCTAGTGAAAAAGTAAGAAGTGGAGTAGTTATGGAAATTGTAGGATTAAGAGTAATGGTAAGCACGAATGTAGATGCTGATGAAGCTATGGTAATTGTGGGGCAGAGAGCCCTAACTTGGAAGTCCTTTACTCCTATAACCTCTGTCGTAATGGACGATCCAGGTATCGGGAAAAAAATTAGAGTTTGGGAAGAGGGGGAGTGTTTGATGACGGACGTAAATGCAAGTGCGAAAATAGACAACACACAAACTTAAAATGAGTAAAGAGGGAAGTTTAAGGAGAATAAAAAAATATAAAGAATTTGGAAATACAGCACTTTTAGAAAAAGAAGAAGCATTTTTTAAAGAAAACTACGGAAGCGTAGAAGAGCCCAAAAAAGAAAAATCTAAAAAGTCCAATTAATTCTATATCCTATGGCGCAAGTAGGAAATCCAGCAACACATAACGAAAAAGAAGTTAAAACAATCTATCCCGTTGATAAAGGTTTAACGGCGGGAACTCAAACACAAGAGGGGCGAGAGAGCGTTTTAATAGCCGAAGAGAGCAGTTTAGTGGCTGAACGGCTGAAAGTGGGGCTATATTAATATGGGAAAGGGACGCCCCGCAACAACTAATAGTTTATTGCGTAATTTAAAGAAACAATCTTCTAAAAGTAAAGGCGTTGTTTCAAATATGTTTATACCTAATCACTCGGGAGATCACTCGGCGGGGAATGTTAGTGAAACTCCGTCTAATGATAACGATTTAGTTAATAAGAAATATGTTGATGATAGTGTAGTCGGAAATTTAGCCGTAACTTCTACAAATACTATTGAAGATGAAAGGATAGTAGTGGGAGATACAGGGGCTAGGAGAGTTCGAAATAGCGGGGTTTCAATAGATGATAGTAATAATATAACTGATGTTAATGATTTAACTATTGATAATGATTTAGATGTAACGGGAGAAAGCAAGGGAAGCAGGGTTTTAATAACGGCGGGGCAAGGTGCGGACATTGTGGGTTTGGGAGTAATGATAAATTGTAGTAGTTTTACTACAAACCAATCTTTTACTTATATATGTTATAAAAACGGGGTTAATGTTTTTAGTGGGACTTTTACAATAGAGGGAACGGGAGTAGTTACACACGAAACAACACAAGCAAGAGGGATAGATACTTTTGTGGCGGGAGATGTAATCTCACTTGCGGGAATGGGGCACGTAACATATACAATAAACGACACAATTATGACATTAGAATTACAACTTGATACTTAAACAGCGACGATAAAACACTTAACCAAAAAGTATATAAACCTAACTAACTAAGAATATATATGAGATTTAAAAGAGAGTGTAAAAAATGCGGTTATCCTTTTCGCCCAACGGGAAAAGGAGTTGTTATATGTGAGAGATGTAACCCCCATAGGAAAGGGAGAAAAGTTGAATTAATTAAAAAAGGGCGGAAGATATTTTTTAAATGAATAGGGAAGAACTAATAGAAAAGATTTTATTTCTAACTAAATTAACGGAGGAAGAAGATGAAACGGATACTACTGATTTACTCAACGGGAATACACAAGAAACTCGCGGAGCGTAAGAAAGCTATGAAAACGGCGTTAGGTATGAAAGTCCTAACTTGGGAGAATTTTCTTTTATATTTAAGTGAAAGGAGGTATGTAAAGTAAAATGACAAAACTGACATTTGTTGGAGTTGAAGAGGGTAAAACTCAAAAGGGAACTGCCTTTTGTAAATATAAGGATAGTGCGGGGAATATTCATACGGCTTGGGACGAGAATATAATTAACCAAATCAAACTCGGAACTGAAATAGATCTTATTATGAAAGTGAGCCCCGACGGGAAATTTTCAAATATTAGAGGAATTATAAACGGAACGAGTGATCCAACTGAAACATTTAAACCAGCGAAAGCGTTTAATGACGAGCCAAAGGCATCGCCCATTAAACCAAATAGCAATAGCAGAGATAAGAGTATTATTGCACAATGTTTAACGAAAGTATTTTGGGCTAACAACAACGCACAAGCGGAAAGTGATATATTGAAAAGTTATAACTATTTTTTAGAAAATCTGTAATCATATTCTCTCAAACGAGGAGATTAAGGGAGAGAAAAGGGAGCACACCCTTTCATAACCTTACTCCTCACTTTTTTTCTTTTCTTCTTTTAAAAGAAGCAAATCACAACGTTTCTTTGTAAAGAAACACAAACAAGCGTGTTTAGACAGTTTAAAATTTCGCGCGGGAATAATTTTCTTCAAAAATTAGTCATCAAAATGACGCAATGGCTAAGTTTTTTAAATAAAAACTTTTTGCAAAATCAAAGAAGACGGATTTTACAACTTGCAGGAAGCAAGAAAAAGTCTTTAAATTAAAAAACCTCAATCGCGAAACTTTTAAACCCTAAAACACACAAAGACTACTACTACTAGCATAAGACCTCGTCGCGATTTCTTTCGTCTTTAAATAAATCGCGCGGAGGTGCAAAATGGCAAAAACATATAGCTTACAAAATATTAGACTACCTACAATTGATAGAGTTTATTATGAACATAAGTTAAAAGAATTTACAGAAATTGTTTGTGAAGATCTAACGATAAAATCTGTTGAGTTTGGAAAACAAGATATTAGGGGCGGAATTAGTATAACCCTTATAGATTATCGGAATTGTGTCCCTAAACAAAAGTTTTTTACGAACAAATCTGAAATGTTGGGTTATGTATGTGGATTTATAGACGGCAGAAGTTGTTTAGATTTCCAAAAGTTATAAAGTGTAACGATTAATACCCGTAAGGTATTGTTATTTTTAACTAAATTTATATGGAGGTATAAAAATGAAACAAAATATAAATCTTTCAATGTTTATGGACGCATTTAAGGATATGAATAGAGATTATTTCTCTTATGAGGGATATCAAAGTTTATATGACTTTTTTGAAGAATGTCACGAAGATTGGGAATTAGATGTTATAGCTATATGTTGTGATTTTTCGGAATATGAAGATCTTGAAGAATATAATAAATATTATTTCGGAGATTATAAAGAGCAATATTATGATAGTATTGAAGAATTAGCCCAAAAAACATTAGTTCTTGAAACAGAGAAAGGTAGTTTGATAGTTCAAAACTATTAAGTGTAACGATTGATTGCCGTAAGCAATCCCCCTTTTTTGCTACATAGCGTTTGGGGGCTTTAAATCAACTCCGCAAAGCTTAATAAGATGATTAGCTTAAATTGGTTACTCCAATTTAGTTTTACTTGCTTACGAGAGCTCTATGAGTGATTTAGAGCCATATAGGTATTAGACAGCTAAAAGCTGTCATATTTAGCCCGCAGGGTTCAAAAGCGGGCAAAACCCCCAGCCCCTCAAATGCAGAGGGGAGTAGCACGCAAACTAATGCCAAAACGCTCGCCTTTTATCTTAATCTCCCCCCGTTTTGGTGTTATTCGCAGGGAGATTTAAGCAAAAGCCGGCTTATTTGTCAAGAGTTTGCTTGTTTT